AAGCAGATATCAGGTTATGCTTTCGCTGATTAACCCTATTCCACTGGGATTAATGCTGCTAGGTTTAGGACTTTACTTCAAGAAAAGACGTTTCTTTTATAGCATTACCATTGCTATTTATGTCATCCTTAACCTCCTACTTATTGCTAATGTCATTTACTTCGGTGAGTTCACAGACTTCATCACTGTAAATACCATCCTGGCAAGTTCTAGTTCAGCAGCGGGGCTGGGAGACTCAGCTAAGAACCTTCTTGAACCAAGTTATATCTTTTATCTGATTGATATTCCTTTCTTCATCTATGCTGGTTTTAGGAAAAAACTAAAAACGGATAGTAAGCCATTTAATAAACGAGCTAGTTTTGCCGTCACCGCACTGTCGACACTCCTTCTCTCAGTTAACCTATTTCTAGCGGAAGTTAACCGTGGTGAGTTACTGACACGTGGTTTCTCCAACAACTATATTGGGGATTCCTTTCTTTACAGCTTATTCCGGTAACTTAACGTATCAAGCTTCACAAGCTCGTTCATCCGCAACAGCAGACGATATGAAAAAGGTTGAAGCTTATGTTAAGAAGCACTATGCAGCACCTGATCCTAAGTACTACGGAATTGCTAAAGGAAGAAACGTTATCGTTATTCACTTGGAGAGTTTCCAACAGTTTCTTATTGATTACAAGCTTCAAGTAGATGGTCAGTCTTATGAGGTAACACCATTCCTCAATTCCATTTACCACTCAAATGAAACCCTAGCCTTTTCAAACTTCTTCCACCAAGTTAAATCAGGAAAAACTTCTGATGCTGAAACCTTGATGGAAACATCACTCTTCGGACTAAGTACAGGGTCATACATGGTAAACTACGGTGGTACCAATACAGCCTACGCTGCACCATCTATCCTGGCTCAAACAGGTGGCTATACTTCATCCGTTTTCCACGGAAACACTGGATCCTTCTGGAATCGCAATAACACCTATAAACAATGGGGTTATAACTACTTCTTTGACTCATCAGCCTTCACTGAAAAAACTGATAAGAATTCCTTCCAGTATGGTCTAAATGACAAGTACATGTTTCCAGATTCCATCAAATATCTGGAACAAATGCAACAACCTTTCTATGTTAAATACCTAACCGTATCTAACCACTACCCATACACTTCACTCTCAGGCGATGAAAAGGAACAAGGTTTCCCACTCGCTGAAACAAAAGATGAAACAGTCAACGGATATTTTGCAACAGCTAACTATCTTGACTCTGCAATCAAAGACTTCTTTGATTACCTTAAGGAAACCGGTCTTTACGACAACTCGATTATTGTCATGTACGGTGACCACTATGGTATCTCTGATACACGAAGCAGCAATCTTGCTGAACTTCTCGGTAAGAACCCTGAAACTTGGTCAAACTATGATAAAGCCATGCTTCAACGTGTTCCTTACATGATTCATATTCCAGGATATACTGGTGGTGGTATCTCTAACACCTTTGGTGGAGAGGTTGATGCCCTTCCAACTCTCCTTCACATTCTTGGTGTTGACACTAGCTCTTATATCCAGATGGGACAAGACCTCCTATCTCCTGATAATAAGCAAACCGTCGCATTTAGAACCTCAGGTCAATATGTTACTCCTCAATACACCAGCTATTCTGGTAGACTCTATAACACTCAAACAGGGGAAGAAATTACCAACCCTGATGAAACGACTAAAAAGGATAACGAAGCCATTCGTAAGACAGTAGCCACTCAGCTTTCGATGAGTGACGCTGTTCAAACTGGTGACCTCCTTCGTTTCTATACACCAAATGGTTTGAAACATGTTGATTCTAGCACGATTTCCTACACGAAACAGATGAATCAACTGAAACAGATCAACAAAAAGCTGAAAGATAAATCAACTAGCCTCTACAAACAAAAAGGCAATAAATCAACGGCTGATCTATTCAAGACCCCATCTTACAAGGAACTACATCCTGCAGAATCTGAATCGAGCTCAAGTTCAAGTGAATCAGAGCCAAGTAGCTCTTCAACGGAACAACAATAAGCCTTAAAAGCAGTCCTGTTTGGACTGCCTTTTAAGATTAAACAATTATCAATCGTACTTAACTGGAAAATCATAATCCTCATAGCACTCGCCTCAAACATATTTCTTGCTAGTTTACTATAAGCGTGATTAAATAGAGTTTGTAAGAAAACTTATAAAGGAGAACAGATATGAATCCAATGGACCTATTTAACCAAGTAAAAGAAATGATCGAAAAGAAAGATTTCGAAGCTGCTAAAAAGTTTGTCGATGACAATAAAGATGATTTGGGCGAATACTTTGACCAAGCTAAGTCACTTGTTTCAGGCAACGAAATGGTCAGTGGAGCTTTAGACAAGATTAAAGGTCTATTCTAAGACGAAATCCCCTCAATCAATAAGATTGAGGGGACTTTTTATGTTTAGAGTTTCTATTTAGAGACAATGCATAACACAATCTAAGATTCTTTAGAAACACAAAAAAGAGATTCCCTAAGGAACCTCTTTTTGTTCTATATGACTATAGAATTATTTTTTCAAGTTGTAGAATGATTTCAAACCACGGTATTCTGTTAGTGCTATTTCAAATGCGTATATAATAGGAAGAAAACCCATTAAATAAGGGCATATGCGTGTAAGATGTAAACAGTAAAACTCACATAAAGTTACTAAAGTTTACACTTATTGCCCCTTATTTGCCCCCTTTTTATAAAAAGACTTGGCAGCATGAGCTACCAAGCGGCATGAAAAAAACAAAAACATTGAACGTTAAAGTCCATCTATAGTGTACCTTTATTTAGACTAAATGTCTAATTCAATACAAAGAATACACAAAAAAGCCCGACATAAAGCCGGGGCAGTTCGAGAATTTTTATCGAAAGACGCCAAGTATTCCACTGACTATGTTATCACTTATCTTTGGAAATCACAAATAAAAAAGAGCTATGAGATAACCTCGTAGCTCTTGCCTATGATGGACTTATATTATACCAAATAAAAAAAGCCCCAGCAAACGCTAGGGCTCGACCACTACCACCATGATGTCCGAACTGTGGTCTGTCGGGAGGTGATATACTCCTTTTCGTTTTTTAGTTTTCGTGGTTCTTTTATTTAATTATACACCAGTTTGACCTTGTGTTGCCGCTGCACGTTCTTCAATAGCTTTAACTACTGAAACACTAGCTTCACCGATTGCCTTAGATACTGCTTCAGCATCGTTCGCTTGACTTACAAGGAAACGCTCAAAGTCTGCATCATCCAACTGCAAACGTTTAGCTCCAGTCGCTTCGAGGGCGTCTACTGTACCCATTGAGCCGATACCAAACACACGACCATTAACAACTGCTACCCAACCTTGATTTCCACTATCACTACGTACTACAAAATTCATAATATCTTCTTCCTTTTCTTTATTTACTAGGCTATCACCGTCATTGATGATAACTACATTTTTATCCAATCCACCAGCTAGGCCAGTCGATGTAAACTGCCACCAGCGTGTGTGTCCCATGTTTGGATATACGCCCCAGTAAGGTTCGGGGCGTACCTCATAATCCGGATACGCTGCAATCCATAAGCTATTAGGATAGCGTGCAGTGATTTGATCTACATACACGTTAGCCAATGTGTAAGGTTTGTAACTGTAATAGATAGGCTCAAAACCATTCGCCTTACAAATGTCCATAAATGCCAATACTGCATTAGTATTCGCTTGTTTATCACCGCTAGCTCCATCTTCATAATCACATACAAGATAGCGTGGATGAGATGGCAAGTTACTGATAAAGTAATTAGCTTCAGCTTGTGCCGTTGCCACATCGCCACCAAAACGGGCAAAGTGGTAGTAACCGATACAGTTACTAGTGTTTGTTTGTTGAGTGGCTACTGGACTAACCCAGCCATTGCCCTCGGTGGCCTTAATAACTGTGTTATTAGTGCCACTAGCTTGACAGATAGCCGTTAAGTCCCCCGGTTGGTAAGCTGACACATCGATAAAGTAAGTGTTCTCGGTCATACCATCAAACGGCAATTCAAACCACCCGACCATTTGCTGAGCTGGTGCGTTCCAGTCGATATAACTGAAATTCCCAGCACTATCAAGATTTCGTGTGACCTTTCTTGTCCAGCCGCCATTATATAAGGCGTCAGCGTTGCCGTCGATATTCTGCTCGACTGTGGTAACTGTGCCGTCTGGGTTTTCTGAGACTACAAAACCGATATGACCGAATTGGTGATATGGCAAGCAGTTAGTTACCCAAACACTCCCCACTGGCGGATTGTTAGAACCGTTAAAGCGTGTTACCTTTAGTCCTAAACTTTCGGCACGACTTAGACCGTCAATAGCGTTTAGATAGCTAAAATCAAGATTAAATAAACCCGCATACTGTAAAACGTAGTCAATCAAGCTGATACACTGCCCGCCATACGGGTTGGTAGGCACGGTTACACGTTGATTGACTAGGCTCTCAAGCGTGTTTAATAACTGTGTTTTAGATGTCATAGATCTCCTTTCTTATAATTATTTTTGAATCCTCTGTTCAATCTCCAAGATAGTTTTCTCCAAATCAGCAACCTTTTGTTTTAAAGCGTTAATTTCGCTCGTTGGTAGTTGAGATTTTGTTGCAATTGGGTCTTCTGCATATTTATTTTGCTCCATAACTTGTTGAAAAAAGTTATTATATGTCGGAAACAGTCCATACGCTTGGCTGACAGACAATGATGAAGATTGCTTATCTTTAATTTCCTTGATATCGTTCCCGACCGCTTGAGCAAATTCTGTGAACTTACTCATAGGCTCACGCTTTCGCTGTGTTGTATACACTCACAAGGTCTTCTTGCTCAATGGTATCGAGACGAGTGCCAAGCTCGGTCATTTTCGAGATGATACCGCTGTTGGTATTCCCGCCAGCTAATTCGATGTTATCAGCAATTTCCTTGAGTGTGTTAAGGTTTTCAGGGGCTTCACCAATAATGTCGGCCTTAACTTGTGTGATAGCTTGCGTCAAACGTTCTTCACTGACACCAACGGTCTTATTGGCAATAGATGCCTTAATTTCTTTGATATCGGCACCCACCGCCTGGGCGAAATCATGTAATTTACTCATTTAATTATCCTTTCAAATTTTAGCTAAGTTATAGATGTTTACAAGATCTTCCGTTGGCTCACTGCCACCGGCAATGTACCCAGAATCTCGCAATTCATCCGCTAGTAGTTTTAATTTAGGGTCTTTTTTTGATGGGATAGCACCGTCGATGTTTAGTGAGCTCTTGACTTTAACCTTGAAATTGTTAGACGGGAAAATATGCCCGTTCAGTTTAACTTCGAGGTAGTAAGTGCCGGGCTCGACCACATCCCCCATGACGAACGAGAATGTCCCGTTTTCAACGGTGACATCTTGGTATAGCGCCACTGTTTCATCGTTGGACAACGTGAGCTTGCCAGTGCCGGACAATTCCATGCGTTTCCTGTCATACCCTAAGATTTCAAAACCAAATACAGAAGTGGTGTCCCCAGATTTTAGGACATTACCCCCGTCAATTTGGTTAATAGAGGTCATGAGTTTTGCCATAAGCTAGTCCTCATGAGGTTTAGTGTAGGATAGTGCTCGCTCGCTATCGCTAAGACCTTTCGTTGTTGGGTCTGGGAACATATTCCAGACATTGAATAGCGTCAACCCCACCAAATATGGATTGGACAAGAATTTTCCAAGCAATCCAAACAATGCCCCCCAGCTAGTAATATCTTCAAATTTGATGCCAAAATAAGCCAAAACTGGCAACACCAAGGCGAGTGCAAAACGTGTTACAAATGCACGGTTTTTAAAACGAACAGACCAATTAATTTTCATGTTAATTCCTCACTTCTAAATTAATGTATTTCTTATAAAGGGCATCAATGTACCCGTTGCCACCTAGTTTTTTATAGCTACTGTGCATTTTGTGAATTACATCGGAATTGTGAACAGTGGTATATCCACGCTCTAATTCTTTGTTAATGTCACGCTCAAGGCGTAGATACATAGTTACCAAATGCGCTTCATCATGCACTACCAGCTTGTCGTTTAACTCGTTGATTTTCTCGCCGTTGAATTTTCCTAATTCTTGAACGACTTCAACGGATTCTTGAATAGTGTTTAATTCCCCTTTTAACTCACTAAACTGCTCTTTGTTTAAGTTCGCTGATTTACTAGCTTTCATCCCAAACCAGCCCGTCGCTACCACACCCACGGTTGGGGCAAGGTGAGCGATTAAATCTGAAACATTCAATGAGCAACACCTCTTTTAACTATTCTTTTGTCAATTGAGCCAAGAGCTCGTCATCCTCAACCATAAGAGCAATTTGCTCTTTTACTTTTGGTTTCAAAACTTTAGGAACTTTTGCGAATGGGTAATACCCTGCGACAATGTTGATTGCAAATAATTTAGCCATCATATCTTTTTCTCTTTCTATTACTTCTTTAGTTATCTTTAGTTTCACCGATAGACGTTTCAGCCAAATCTTCATCAGTTAGTACCTCTTTCTCGTACAGTTTAGAAATGACGTTGATTAGTGTAAGCTGTGCTGTCTTCGATTGCTCTTGCTGTTTCGTCATTTGCGCTTCCATCTTAGCGATGGTTTCAGTGGCTTTTTCATTGAGTGTGTTATATTCATCGATTTTTTCACCTAGCAAATTAAACTTCTCTGTCTCAGCACGTTGTGGGAAATTCTCTTGATAGATTACTTCTAGCGCTGCATTTAATAGCTCGGTATTTGACAAGTCGATTTTTTCGACTGGCAAAAAGACGGGAACGATAGCCCCGTCTGTGTTTTTTAAAACGACCTTGGTGGCGGACGCTGCACCGCTTGCATCGTATTCTTGAGATTTCGAAGCGTATTCAAATTTCATAGATTAACCTTTCTGTTTAAAGCATAATTGTGAGTTGACCTAAATATGCTGTATCTTTACCAGTGCCTAAAACTACAATACTGCTACTATCCTTATTAATTTGGACGTGAGCATCTGTGTTAGTACCGATAGACCAGCCAGAAATTGTAAACATGTACCCTTGCGGCGCCGTAAACACCGTGGCTGGCAATTCAGCCATTTTCATATCCCCACCCGTACCAGTAAAATTATATTTAACCGTCAACACATCTCCGACACGCTTATAGAAACTACCTTCTACTCCAGCGGGTTTCCATCCAGTGTTGATTAGATTTGTGTTCTCGTTTTTGGCAAACTCTTTCCATGGCTCCCAATCATCAGTTTTTTTTGACCATCGGTGGTGTCTGAAAAATAATTGGCCATTGTTGCCCCAGAAAATCTGGATAGCCTCTTTAAATCCATCGGTATTTTTTCCATAATTGCTGTAATGGAATAGATATCCCCACTGGCCGTTAGGGTTTCCCGGTGCCGCTTTGTCAATGTAATATTGACCTGGCTGATCTAACCAATTTGCGTTGGTGACATTAGGTTTGCCATCTATCCATTTCGGTCCGCCGTTATTGCTAGTTAATTGATATTGTTGAATTTGACTGTTGTTAGCGTAAATATCACCAGCCACATCAAGAGCTCCACGCTCACGGACTTTGGCAACACCCAAACCAGATTGGTCGTAAGATAGCGCTACACTCTCAACGGGAACATCATTTTTAAAACTTGCGTTAGTGAATTTGTCTTCTAAAACCGCTAAAACTTGCCATGATTTGTTAGCGGCATATACACCCGCTAGATTAGCTGATGAATTAACCAAACTTGAAACACCAGCCCAATCTCCAGAGGCGGGACCGGTGTCTGTTGTGTAACTATCCTTGCCATAAGGCGTCACCTTGAAGGTTAATTTCATGGTGTTTTTTTGAACGCCATTAACAGTTAGCGGCGCAACCTTAGCATTCCTTAGAACTTGCAAGGTGCTTGATGTAGCACCAACCCTTGTCACGTCGAATTTCAGCGATGGTGCGAAATATTCTAGGATAGTAATTGTTTTCTCAATCGGTGCGCTTGTACGCCCACGGCTATCAGTAACAGTCGCTCTAATGGTTAATTGGCCGTTAAAATTCATAATCCCAAACGTGCCACCGTTAGAGTTAACTGATTGATTACCCCCAACGATTTCAGCTCTATAATTTTTAATTGTCGAGCCGTAAACCCCAGCGGCGCCGTCAAATGTCACTCTAATGTCTGACATGATTTGGACGAAGTGCTCCGAGCTTGTAATGAGATTCCCCGCTACTGCATTAGTATCCGTCAATGTTATCCCAGATAGTTTTGGTTTGATGTCGTCAGCGACAGTAAGTTGTAGACGTTTGATGTCTCTCGACGCCTCTCTGCCGTTTTCATAGGCAATAATAGTAACCTCGCCAAAACCGCTGGTGTTATCTGTAAGTTGGTTGTACAAAGCAGGTTCTGGTGTCCATGTATAGCTTGTTTCGATATCGTCACCAGCTATTTTCTTTTCCCAACTTCCAAAACGCACCCATATCGAGTGTCTGTATGTATCTTGTTTCCGATTGATGTTGATCGTCACTGGTTTTCCGATAACGGCTGTAATATCGCTTGTAGAGCTCCCTCGTGGGATGTCGGTTAGTTTGTATGAACTTCCGCTAACTGTTAGCGTATTCGGGCTGTACCCGCCGCCCCCAGTAAACTGCGCCATGAATCCGAACGTTCTCGCCCCGTCCCCGTCGTGTCGAATAGTAACCGTTTCATCAATCAGTGGGATTATTTGATTAGCCCCTAACACACTAGGACTACCAGACCAATTTAGACGTCTATTCCCGTCGAAATCGATAAAAGCGCTACATGAGTAGCCGGTAAATGTAGCTGCTGTGTTTAACAGTGCTAATTGAAATCTGACTTGACTTGTGTTAGCGGTTTTATCTTGACTTACTTGGTCAACCCAAAGCCTAAGCCTAAAGCCTCTATCACTATTACTCCAAAATTCAGCCAATTAAAATCCTCCTACGTATCGAATGACATTCATGTCCGGGTTAATGTGGTATTGTTCCTCACGGTATCGTCCGACTTGAATGGTTTTCGAGAAGATACCGTTCTCGATGTGAATGACACCTTGTGAAATATACATGACTTCAACCCCAGAACTGAACATTGAAATCCGTCCATTAGGGTTAAACATCATGCTTGAGCTACCATCATTCTTACCGATAACCAATCCATCATTTGACGAGCTCATGTAAGTATCGATGAAATTCCAACGATCAGACAGGTCACCTAAATTTTTAGCAATGGTTGACACCCGCTGACTTGAGCTAACCAGTGCTTTCTCAGCCGCGGCACGCTCAGCTTCGTTCGATTTAACGAAATCTTGGTATGTTTTAATCCAATTATTCAAGATTTCAGCGCTTGCTTTGGCTTCCATTTCAGCTTGAATAATTCCAGCTCTCTCGTTAAGCGCATTAATCTGCTCAAGCGTCAACGCACTATCAGCCTTGCTATTTAGTTGTTTTTCTAAATCTTTAGGGGACGCTTGCCACGCCCGGTCAGTGGTTCCCTCATAGCAATCTAATTCTGTGAAGAATAACAGCGACTCGCTGCCGTTAGTCGTGCCTTTATTATCGATACGGATAAAGCCCTCATCACACTCACTGGAATTAAAAGTCAAGTGCCATTTAACAACCCCGACGGTTGATGGTGAACCGTTGTGCGATTTGAAGTTGACTACTTTAGTGAAAGTTTTGTTGGTTTCGTTCGACTTACGACCAAGGAAATAGATATCTACACCCTTAATATTACCGGTAGCGAATGATTGAATGTTGAACGAATAATCAGTATTGCGTTTGACTGGGAAACGTAGCGTAGAAGCTGGGAGTGATGATGATGTTCTTAGCAAAAACAGTGGTCTAGCGCCATTGTAATAGAACGAGTGGCTTGAAATGGATAGATTTTCGTTTTTCTGCGGCGCTTCCCAGAATCCCCAATTCTCAAGATTTTCTGGGAATGCTGAGTTAACGATTAGATTTTCACCACCAACCGAAACACTGCCTGTCATATCATTCCAAGTGTAATCAGCTGGGTTTGTGCTGTCTGCTTGGTTGAAATTAGTGCATACGCCCAAATAGCGCTTGCTCCCATTCTGGGTCAGACTGAAACCATCTCGACCATCGGCGCTGTCAGCGTAAGCGAAATGGATGTAAGGTGTTCGTCCGTCTGCCCCAGCCTTGCCGGGTATACCATCTCGCCCATCGCTACCCTTCCACTTAGACCATCGGTAATCTTGTGGGTTTTGACTATCAATAGCATTGAAATCTTGATACATACCGATAAAGGGCTTGTTAGTATCTGTTTGACTAAAACCACCACCGATTGTGTTATCAGCATAAGCGATGTGGGTATACTGTGTTTTACCATCAGCACCCTTAGCGCCCGGGATTCCTTGGATTCCTTGCGGACCTTGCAAGCCTTGTGGACCACGCTCACCTTGCGCTCCACGTTCGCCTTTATCCCCTTTTTCGCCCTTTTCGCCAATTTTAGACACTGAATATCCCGTTTCGTTGGTGTTATCCGTATAAGTCCAAACCGTCTTGGTCCAGAGGAATTGCCCCGTTGGCACATTAGGCACTTGGCTGTTCCAACCGCTTGTTGGGGCAACTGTCCCAGACGTGCCCACTGCATAAGTGATCGTGGTTTTTTTAATTCCCACGCCATCCTTACCAGCGATACCGTTATTACCATCGTTGCCGTCTCTTGCTACGTAGGTTTTTTGATACCCTGTTTCAGAGGTGTCGTCGGTATATGTCCAGACTGTTTTGGTCCAAAGATACTTACCTTTAACCAATGCCGGTGGATTTGCTGTCCAGTTAGTAGGCTGGGTTGTTTCGTTGTCAGACAATCCATAAGTAACAGTGGTATTCTTGATACCTACCCCATTTTTACCGGGCAAACCGTCGTTACCTCTATCGCCTTTGTCCCCTTTGGGGCCTCGTTCGCCATCGACCACCTCGGTAAACGTAACCTCAGCGCTTGCTGCTAACTCATCATCAAGGTAAGCCTCGACGGTAACTTGCAAGGTGTTTTCAAAGTCTGTCGGTCTAACAACTAACTGATTGCCAGTACCGATAATCGCATCACCATTTTTGTAAAAGAGCAGCGGTTGATAAACCTTGCCGTTTCTTTCAAGCGATGCCTTCAAGACACTTTGACCGACATTGTTCTTAAACGTGGTCCCGTTATCTGTTGAAAGTTTCAACTCGTAAGGGATAGCTTGCTCAGCCAATTTTGCCATGCGAGTTAGTAGACTGTCAGACACCTTGTTTTGAAGTGCTTGAAAATTAGCGAAAACTGTTTTGTTTTCGACGGGGTTAGAAAAGCTAATCTGTTGTTCACTAACACGGGCTTCAAGCATAAGCATGGGCGAAAACCCTGTATCTTGAATTTTGACAGTATCGCCAATATCAAGGTCAAGGAAACCATCAACTTCATAAGTGATTGCTGGATAACAGAATTTGCGTAGATTTCTAAGTGCTGTTGAAATCAGCACATCTTCACTATCTGTCTCGACTTCCATATCTTTACGAATCCAGTTGTCATTCGTCTCTTTACCGGTCAAAACAGATGGATATAGACGTTTGGAAATGGGGGCAAATAGCAAACTACCTTCAAGATAGAACTCCACCTCTCCCTTTTCGTTCTTCCATTGTTGTTTTTTCTTTGGATCGATAGTGACTTCAACCGTGCTGACGGAAACCTCTTTAGTTTCTGCTTCTGGCGCTGTAACGTTTGGCGTGCTACCTGTTTCAGTCCTACCCTCAACAGTTTTACCTTCTTTTAATTCTGGCGGATAACATAGCGTTTCAATAGCGCCTAGATAGGTACTAGCTGGATAGCTGTTTTGGACTACGTACTGACGCCCCGCATAGTTTTGTTCTAAAACCGTGACGGTACTGCCATTATTAGCTACGATAATTGAAACGTGCCCCCAAACCGACGTTCCTTGGTAGGCGTTGTATGGCTTGATATTAGCAATAGCTCCAGCTTTTAGCTGGTTGGGGTTGCTAGGTCTAACAACACTCCAACCGAATCTGTCCCATGCGTAGTCAGTACCAATCTTGCCCGCTGCCATACCAGCACCAATCAAACCAGATAGACCAGTGACACCACCACCAAGACCGGGACCGCCTAATTTCATTGAATACCACGCCGCCAATGCGTAACATTGACCACTACCAACTCGACGGCCTTTTAAACCGTGCATTTCGTTGATAACGGCGATAACCTTATCAGCCTTAACCGTTCTTGTAACTGGTTGATTAGGTTGTGTGACTTGGTTATTTGGTTGTCTCCACAAATCATCGAGCTTATCCAAGATATTTCCATTCGTTCGGTTGATACCGTTTCGGATATCTCGCATAAGAGCGATGTAGTGAGCGTATCCAGCAGCAGCATAATCATAAAGAGCCCCACCGATTCGGAAGAGCCCTTTTGTGTATTCTTCAATATTCTGCTTGCCTTTGACGCCGTACATTTTACGACCGCCACTTGTCTGCTCTGCTAGTAGATAAGTGTAGTCCTTCATGTAATCGTCAACACTAGCATAGTGCATATAAGTCCCGCCCTCGTTAGCAGGTCTAGCACTGCCGGTTGTTACTACAACACCACTAGGGCGAGTCTGAGCACCCCCAGTAATACCACCCCAGTTGTTGTCTCGTTTAGCTACGTTTGAGGCACCCCACCAAGACTCAAGATAGAGTTGAGCCAAGACACCCGACGGCAAGAGATTGCGTTGGACACATAGATTCAAGATGGTTTGCACCAAAGCAGCACTCAATGGGTGCCCAGCGTAAGATAGATTGCCCCCAGTGTATTTCTTGCCCCCACTAGCTACTTGACTAGTAGCTGGATTTGAAACCTTACTTGTCTTCTCTTTCGTTTCCTCTTTGCGTCCAATCGGCTTGACAGCATTGTAGATTTTTGTCTTGTCGATACTGCGTTTAATGCTCTTGATGTTTTTACCATATTTAATCACGATATCGCTACGCTTACGACCGACACCTTGATTTTTATCATCATGAGCCTTATAGACGTTTAAAACAAATTCATCAAGTTGACTATCAGCTTGTAATTTCGTTTCAAATTCGATTTCAGCATCGAAGTTTCGAGCTAACGAAATCAAACGAGCAAGGGCAGTTTCTTGCCCCTCCCATTCCAATGTTTTCTTAGCGTCCTTGATTTGATTGATTCCCAATCTTACCTTAGACAACCCCAACGTGCCCCATTCGTCCAAGTATTCCTTGAATGTCATGGGTTTCGTTGCCTTGTACGCTCCTTGGTACTCAAGTAATAGCTCAAGACTCAGATTCTCGCAATAGCAACGGATAATATGCTCATCTTCTTCAATTTTCATCACATTAAAGAGATATGACTTCTTTTTGTATCGAAAACTAACAAATGAGCGTTCGTTTAAGTGTTTGTAAGCTTTCTCAACAACTGTGTCTGACTTGATTTTTTTCTTAAAGACCGAAAACTCAAATACAGATGTGCCTGACTCAAGGGAACGAGTCCATTTGTCGTTAAAAAAATTCAAGGTGGTTTGCTTCTCGTTGTCTATATAAGCAACTTTTTGCAAATTATTGTTATGAATGGTTAATAACATTAAATCCACCTTTCTTCAAATTCAATGGTTACGCTAGGCTTCTTATTGCCCCACGATGATTGGATAATTTCCAACTCTGATTGTCCCGGTGGCAACACTGGCCACAATGAGCCATCAACAATCTGATCTAAATTAGGTAGATTGTTGAGATAAACTATATCCGTCTCGCTGTTAATCACTAGCGAACTGCCCTGTGAGTATCTGTTTGGGATGTCTTTTGTGCCGTTGACGAAATCTTTTCGATAAACAAAAGAATCTAAATACATGTGGGTTGGCGCTGGTCTATCGTTGCCAAACGCCCCTAACGCTACGTGTACTTTAGCTGATTTCTTGCCTTTGATTTCTGGGACTTTGAACTTTGGATAGCTGCCGCGCCAAAAAACTTGTATTTCTTCATCTCGACGCTGTAAGTCAGACTGTCCGCTGTCTTTATTGAACGGGTTTTCATGCGCATTGTGAGTGGCCCAAAAAGTACCCAGCTTGTGCATGTTATACCCACCAATGCCATTAGATGTCAAAAGGTTGTATTCCGTAGTCAAGCCATTTCCACGCTTGATGGTTTCGACACCGTACAGGAATTCACCGTTTTCGGCAGTAATTGAGATTTTAATAAAACCAACTTGATTAGCTGGGTTGACCCAAAAAATTTGCCTCCACCACATATACTCATTGATAGAACCACGCTCTCCCGTGCTATCTGCTGGAATGTCCCATGTAAGGGATGCGGCATTGTTGATTTCTCGACCACTACCCCGATTTGTCAACGCAAGGTGTGGTCTGCCCCACGCATCGACAATTCCAAGTGTCCCATTTAGATTTTGGAGCGTATCGTTTAAGATACCGACGTTCTTCTCCCCTTCTGCTAGACCCTTGACAATCCAATTATTTGAAACATAATCGAAAAGGATTTCAGAATGTTTATAAGGCTCCACGTCAACTTCTTCAGTATTCCCAACCTCGAATGCGAATTTCTCGTTAACCAACCCATAATATCCGTTATCAGCGTTCGCTTTTAGCGTGATTATTGGGTACGCATTCTCTGAGCCTTGATTGTCGATAGAGAAAATCATCTTCCCTTTATCTTCACGAAAGTCCGTAACACGTTTGTAAGTAGTCGAATGCGCCACACCGTCCGGCACGATGAATTCAATCGTTGCTTGGTCGTACCAGTCTGAAATACCTCGCAGATTAACCTCACCTTTAACGAGCGCCAAATAATAGCGGTCCGGCTCCGTTGGTAAACAGAGCTTAACCGCCTCTTTTGTATGCAGCACTCTAGCAGCTTCTTCCCTCACTCGGTAAAACTGCCCGTTGTCAGTCGGTGCTGGTTGATTAGGATCGATAAATGTCATATCAGCCAAATCTCTAGTGGCTAGACTGACTGTAGCCTTAATCTTCTTAGCACCAATATTAACTTGTTGAACATTAACGCCAATCGATGGCGCTGAATCTGTTGAGATAGACCGTTCATTTCCTATCTCATGCTCTACTTTGATAAGCTTGAAATAGTTGTTTAGGTCATATCCATTGAATTGAAATAAAGCCATTATTCAAGCCCTCTCATTCGTTTGTAAGTAAATTCTTGCGCTTTTTGATAGCTACTCATGTCATCCGCTGCTGCATAAGCAAATTCACGCCCATTGATGTTAAGTGAAATCGGACGTCCTACTAGATCAGTGATAATGTCAAGCGCTTGCTCTAATCTGTCCATTCTGGCATCGTCTGCCATTGACAAATCAATGCTACCTCGCATCTTGCCGCCTTCGAAGCTGTCGAAGATATCGTTGTCTTCGAACAGATCACGGGCGCTGATAGCGTAGCGACTAGCAGTGTCGATCATGTCAGCGATTGATGACTTGACATATTTAACACTCTTGTCAATACCAACAGCCAAACCTTGCCCAATATAGATACCGACGTTGTCTCGGAAGAGGCGTGATGGTGAATGAATTTTGGCTGCCGCTTGCGCTGCTCGTTCTGCTTGAGCTACAAGGGCGTTAGCTGCCGCCGTTACTGCTCCTAAAGCTGACAGCATACCTTGAGCCAAACCGTTACCGATTTGCGCTCCAGCCGCTCTCATACGTCCTACGCCAGCATTAGCTCTGGCAGCTGCCGCATTAACTAAGCTATCCATTGCTGAGCCTACTTGCCCAACAGCTGATTGAATACCGCTTGCGATATTTCGACCAGTCTGAGTCCCTGCTTGACGGCCCATTTGAATCATACGCTGACCACTAGACTGTACTGCTTGTGCCATACGTTGCATAGCTGACTGAACTTGTCCAGCCGCACTATTCATAGCGCTAGCGATAAGTGGTGCGCTAGTTGCAATTCGCATGATAGCTGATGCCGCAATATTAGCAGTGCTAGCTACGGCTGTAAGAATAGCTGGAATGGTAGCAATAGCAGTTGATAGAGCAGACATTCCAGTTACAGATTGCATCACTTGAGCGTTAAATTGCATGAATCCAGTAGATGCTAACATCAAGGCTGGTGTCATCATGGTTAGTGCCATATTGAACATGTTAAGCGGCATTACCGCTGTCATGAATTGCGTTGTCAATTGTGTTAGCGATGTAGTGAACATCATAAATTGACTATTCAACATCGTTAGCGCTGTGCCAATCGCAGTCATACCAGTGCCAAACATGGTCATACCCGCTGACACGGTTGTCATGCTGCTAGTAATCATGGTTAATTGACTAGCCAAACTTGTTAAGCTAGCAGTCAACATGCTCATGCTTGCACTAATAGCAGCCATGCTAGAGCTCAATGTTGTTGAAATAGAGCTGAATTGAGTCAATCCACTTGCCGCTTGCGTTAATGCTGGGGCTAGTGTCATGACTTCTGCTCTAAACGTAGTGATAGGTCCTACAATAGCCGTTAACCCAGCAAGCGATTGACTAGCTTGGTTTGAGAACGTGCTAAACGCTGTTCCCGCTGATGTCAATAGCGTTTGTAAGCTAGTGAATGACGATTGAATGCTTGTAATTGTGCTAGAGAATGATGTCAAACCAGATACAGCGCTAGACGCTGAACTAGACACCTTACTCATACCATCTCCAAGCTTAGTCATGCCAGTACCAGCCTGAGCAAGCCCTGCTGAGTTGTTACCGATAGAACCAACCCCCTTGGCAACCGCTGCAAGAGATGCAGCCATGTCTCCAAGGTTAGTATTGGTAATCTTAACAACACCATTCGCAAGTTGGTTGAATCCAGACCCTGCTTTCTGAGCAGCCGTACCGATTGAGTTGAAGACATTAGCCAAGCTATTCAATACACTACTGATTGCACTACCTGCGGAAGTAATCACGCTTGAAATACCTTCAAACGCTGATTTGATACCGTTTCCGATACCTTGAGCCGCTGTACTGATTGATGTACCGACTGATTGCACGACGCTAGCAATACCTTGCAAGGCTGCACCGATAGCAGCACCAGCAGCGGAAATGACACCAGAAACACCACTAAGTGCCGTACTAATAGCCGTACCGATACCCATTGCAGCGGTAGCGATTGCCATTCCTGCTGCTGAGACAACTGACGCAATGCCACTAAATGCAGCACTAATCACACCACCGATTGCCGTAATGATAGGCACGATTTGAGTGATAGCTGTCACAATAGCTGAAATGATTTGGCTAATGATCGGTGCAAGAGTTTGAACGACTGTAACGATTGCAGAAATCACTTGACTAATAACTGGTGCAAGTGTTTGAACCACTGTCACAAACCCTTGAATCAAGGTCATAATGACTGGTGCCGTTGCTTGAACAGCTTGTACAATTACTTGTAGAACCATTGCAATCTGTGGGCCAAATTGTCCGATTACTTGAGCAACTTGGACAATGCAATTCGAGATCACTGGTGCGATTGCCACGATAGCGTTAGCAATAATCTGAGTTACTGCTGTAATAGTATTTCCGATAATTTGAACAATCGGAGTGATTGCTGTAGCTACTGCACTGATTGCAGAACCTAGAGCTGTAGCTAATCCACCGAATGCACTGATGATGGCTGGCAACGTTCCCAGAATGGATGTCCAAGCGTTACCAAATGCCGTAATGAATGGTGCTGCATTGCCTAAAGCTGTTCCTACTGCTTCAACGAGTGGTGAAAGCTGAGCTAGCCCTGGTGCAGCTTCACCGACTGCCGTAATGACAGTGGCAAAGGCAGTTCCAAACGCTTCAACGATAGTTCCTGCCGCTTTACCAATAGATTCAACAACAGTTCCGAACGCTGAACCAATAGAACCGATAATTTGAGAAACACCACTAGCATGGCTTGCTAGTAGTGAGAACGAAGCTACAATCAATGCAATCGCTGCACCGATTCCGACTGCCGCAATAGCAATACCTGTAGCAAACGAGAGGATTTGAGCTGAACTCAATCCTTTAAGCCCTTGTAAGGCGAATTTCACCCCTTGGCCAAAACCTTTGTAAGTTTCAGCTATCCCTTTGAAAATAGCCGTTAAAACTCCTTTAATCGCATTACCAGACGATTTGATTACATTGGATATTCCGCTGAATAGCTGAGTAATCGTTGATTTTGAGCGTCTAGTGCTATTAGCTGCTTCATCCATTCCAGCCGCTGCATCAGCCCCAAATTTCTTGAATGGGTTGAGGCTCTTGATGAAATCAAGCCCTCTTAATGCTGCACTAACAGCAGAAATACCAGCTTTGGCTGTCATGAAACCCGCTACCATTGCTAAAATACCGCTAGTGACACCATTTAGAATGCCTTTAGGAATAGAGCTGATAAATTTAGAAATCGCTGAAATTCCTTGAGAAATCCAGTTAACAAGCGTTCCGATAGCTGATGCAATCCCAGATATGATAGATTGCATCTCTGAGCTGCCTAAAACCTCGCCTAGTGACGAACCGAGGGTTTTAAGTGCGTTCCAAGTATCTTGCACTGCTGCCTTAAACGATTGAAACGCTCCAGTATCAGCAAACGAGCTGATGAAGCTTCTAACTGATGTCGTGGCAATATTCAAGGCTTGTGAAATACCGTTAGCAATGTCCCCAAATACTGAGCCAATGCCCTGCATGAGCTTACTGCCGTCAATTTTGCTAAATAATTGCTTGATTGAGCTGGCAATATAAGTAAACGTCGCACCCAGATTTTTTAAAGCTCCAGTGTTTGAAAAGCCTTTCCAAAGTGATTGCAACCCACTGCCAATCTTGTCAGCAATGCCGTTGATGTCTATCCTCTCTAGCGCATCCGTAAGCCCTACAACTGCCTTGATACCGATTTGATTGAGTTTTTCAAATTGCGGCATCAACTTGTTAGCAAGAGATTCTTTCATACCGTCAATCGCTTGGTCAACAGTCTTGAATTCTGTGGCCATCTTACTAAACGCCTCGTTGTTACCAACCTTGGTAATAGCGTCAAAGAAGTCCTCGGTCTTAATCTTGCCATCTTGGACAGCTTTAACCATCTCACTTGTGCTCATGCCCATTTCTTTCGCAACCGCCGCAATACCAGCGGGCGTTTGTTCTAGCATGAGTTTGAAATCTTGCCATTGCACTTTAGGCTTAGCTGCCATTTGAGTGGCTTGTTGGCTTAAGGTCTTCATGGCTTGCGCTGGATTTTCAGCCGCTGCTGCAAGACCACCAAAACCCTTAACGAGTTCCGTTGTATTCTTCGTTCCTACGGCTGCTAACTGTGAGTAAGTAGAGGCCATGTCGGACGCTGAATAGATTGTTTTAGTGGCAAAGTCTTGTAATTCGCTTTTTGCTTTTTGTATTTGGTCGGTGGGCATGTTGATCTGACGCATGTTACCTTCAAAGGTTTTCCATGCTTTAGCTGAGCTATTGAGCTCGCTAGCCATGCCACGCATGCCACTAGTCAATGCACCGATTCCCTTAGTAATACCAGCACTAACTAAATTAGCACCCAAAACACTTTTGAAAACCGAGTCTAACTTAGTGCCAGTTTTGCCCAAATTCTCGGCGTTTTGCTGTGCTCGTTTGAGTGTGCTAGACATGCCGTTGTCTTGAGCGCTTAATATCGCTCGGACGTTAAACGTTTTATCTGCCATCTAGCAACCCTCTTTCTCGTTTGTAATTAAGATTATTCCTAGCCCGATCTAATAGCTTGTTGTTAGTGATTTTCTCACCTAACACCTCACGGGCTCGTTCTTTAGTATTATAGAAGTCGTCAAATTTCTCGAAGTAATACTTTTTGCCATCTTTCGTCGTGGCATTCACCAAACGATTAAGATAAGCAAGTTGATAGATTTCTCTTTCTTTACTCAGAGAACGTTTCTTATGCGCTTTCTGATAGAGTCTCATCTCTTTAAGCGTCATTCTTTGAGCTTCAAGCAACGACACACCAAAATCAGCCATAGCATTAGTAATTAATTCCTCATACGTTTCAGCTGAATCTTGGTTATCACTTGCGGTTTTAGCTACTCTGTTGCTTCTTCCACTCGTTTCACGGTTGCTTTCGTCAAAGGCTGCGTACGCAATGCTGATAAAAAATCTTCGAAAAGTGTGTCAAGTTGGTCTTTCTCAGCTACTTCAATAACATAGGCTTCAATCCCTTTAACAGACGGTTTTTGACGCTCTGTGATAGTTGCTGCTTGAATGAGGTCAAGCAAGATTACTGGATTTTTTTGTTGCAAATCAACGACTGCGTGCTGTACACCGAAACCAAACGAAACACCACCGTCTGAAACAGAATAGCGTTTGTCAAGCTCTCGAATGAAGTCGAAGCCGTAAGTCAAAGTGTAGTCTTTATTATCGATAGTGATTGTGTTCATTGTTTGTTTACTCCTATTTTTTTCTAAAATAAAAAGCCAAACTGAAACAGCTTGGCTCAAGATAATTACATACTATTAGAGGGAATTGATCGCAGTTGTGTCTTGGAATGTGTATTGAATTTCCTTGACTTGCTCAGCCGTCAATGTAGCTTCACCAGCTTGTGGTTTACCTTCTACTGACATTTCTGATTCAATTTCCACAAGTTCCTCAACGTTAGCAGGCACTTTCCAATTAGACAAGCGCCCGATGGCGTAAAGAGCGCCATATTTTCCGTTATCCTTTTTGTCAGACAAGTCGATTTCCCAAACCTCGACTTTATAACCGTCAACTACTGATTTCTTCAACATTTCGTTGAGTTCGTCTTTCGTTCCAATGGCAGTGATTGAGAGTTTAGTTTCAAGACCGCCATCGGCAACCACTGCACCATCTTTGGTTTTAGTAGTGTCTGCATCTCGTGAGTATTCCCACTCATGTTCAGTTTGCAAGGCAAGTTTAGCCGCTGCTGTCTTGTCTCCAAACTTACGGAACATCAAGATTTTTTCTTTCCCTAATTGGGCTTCTTTGACTTTAGTTTCAGCCATTTCTTCCTCCTAAATAAATTTAAAATACGTATATACGATAAAGTGATATAAAACTTCATCCGTGCTATTGTCTCGATTGCTATCGATTGACGACTGGTTAACTTCTGCTGAAAACTGCATGCCGTCAATGTTTTTGATAGCAAAAAAGCTAGACATTAACTGTCCAGCCATATCTGATAATAATTTTCGGTCATCCACACGCCCCCAAACATGCACCGTAGACGATAAACGCCCTATTAAGTGCGATTTGGTAGCTTGTGGCAAGACCTTTGTTTCACCCATGACTACGAATGGATAGGCCACGTTTTCGGGTGGCAAATAAGTATAGGTGTCGTATCCCAACTCATCACTAATCCGAAACATTTCGTCATGAAGTAACTGATCTGGTTGTTTCATGTTTCATCCCATTTCGCCATTTCTTCGACCATTTCTGGCACTGCTTCTTCAAGTGCCGGTTTCATGAATGGTTGTGCCTCCATCTTTCGTGTACCTACTTCGACATAGCCCGAATAGTTAGTCAAGGCTTCGATAACAGCTTGATTGCCACCGACTTGCAAGGTAATGCTTCTACGAGTAGCACCCGTTGAATAGCCTTTGGTAAATTGCGCCTTGTTAATAGCAGCCTCTTTGACTTTAGCGCCATACTTTCGCAAAACCTTTAAGCGTTTTTCGGGCGAGGCGTTCCTCAGAAGGCTTTGTGCCATTTCGTCCAAACCTTCAAATTCTAGTGACGCCATTATTTGCCTACCTTATTAGCATAGATGACGTTACGACCAGCTAGATAGTCCCTCACAGTAACGGGTTTGTATTTGCCACCATTATATTCAATCGTGTCAATCCCAACTGTTATAGGGCTTCTAAATCTAATGACGATGCTATTAGTATTTAATAGGCCTCCTAGTTTAGCTTGTAAGTCAAGGCTGGCACCAGTGACATTGCACGCTATCGTTCTAGCCCACTCCTTGCCACCTACCATGCGACCTGAGTCGGGGTCGTAGCGTTTGTTCGTCTTATCGTTATATTTTAGCACTACGGTATCAGCGTATCTCATAGAAATAGCACCTCACCCTCTTTAGCTTGCCCAGAATTGCCGTATAGACGCTGTAACATATCATCATAAGGCTTAAACTCGTTCTCGTTGTCGTAATACGACATAGAATGGCCATCTACTGACTCAGATTTAGCACCCTCAGCACCTCGACGATTGAAACGCTTAATCACGCAATCTTCGAAAATGAATGCTAGCTTGTTATCGATTTCTTCGACACCATATTCTGCTTTGAAGTGGTTAACGACACGCTCCAACAGAATTTCAAGCAAGCCATCGTCGTTAGTGTCGAGGTCAACAGAAACGTTTTCAATGATTTGGTCTTTATCTAACGTCTTCATGCCATACCTCGCTATTCTGCTGTCTTTTTAGTTCGTGTTCTCTTCTTCGGTTTGTCGTCTTGAACGTGCCCTAACTCAATGAGTTCCTCAGTACGTTCGCCATCGTACAAATCTCCGGCGTAATAAACTGTGCCGTCGGTTTTATCCATGAATGCTTTTAAAACGATATTCATAATCGATACCTATTAAGCTGCTGGGATAACAGTAAGCATGTAAACGTCATCCAAACGTTCGAACGATGGCAATGCTACCATAGAGACCTTAGTCTGTACGTTAACTGGATCAGTAGTCTTAGTTGTTGTCACTGCGATACCGTTATTAACGATTTCAACGTCTGCGTTTACAGTGTTATCAGCGAACAAGTCAGATTCTTCTGGAGTAGTACCGAAAACAGTATTACCAAGAGCGCCGTTAGGAATAAGCGTCAAGTGACCGTCTGGGAAGAATTTAGAAACCTCACCCTTATCATTGCGGTAAGTGCCGTTCTCAAGAACGATAGACACACCGAAATTATCAACGATGTAGTTTTCAAGTTCTGATTTAGTAACTGCTGCACCGTCACCAGCAAGCGGTTTGATAACCTTAACTGTTGATGCAGCCTTACGGATAAGACCGAATGTTTTAGCATTCATTACAGCACGCTCTGGGTTAAGTCCAAGCTCTCGAGCTGTTTCAATAGCTTCTTCCAAATCAGCAAGAGGTTTAGCGTCCGCATCAGCCCAGCTCTTAGCAACCTGTTTCTTGTGTTCAGGTTTAACACCGTAGTCGATATCTTTGTCAACACCGCCACTAGTAAACGCAATCTTACCAGTAGCAAGCACTTGCATACGCATAGCCTCAAGACGGGCACGAGCACCGTTGATAAGTGTCACATCGTCGTTGAAAATGCCGGCTACGATTGTGTTGACCAACGCTTCGTTGCCAGAGTCTTTCACAAGATTAAGTTGTTGGCGGTCATTTTCCTTAACAAGCATCGCTTCTTTGAAGAATGGCATTTGTTCGTCATGCATTTCAGCGCTAACACGGTCACGAATCGTAACGTTAGTATCGAATGCAGCGGCTTTCAAAACAACAGCTTGACCAGACGCTCCTTTGACGTAGGACAATTTAGTCCCAAGTTGCTTGCGTGCTGGGAAAATAGACTCACCCAAAGTAGAGTTAACATTTTCTTGCAATGCATTGAAGTAACCAGCAATATTAGATGCGGTTACTTTATCATAAATAAGTCCCATGTTTTAATAGTCCCCCTTTTATTTTTCAGAGATAAATTTAATGAGTGGCAAAGCTTTCTTGACAGCGTCTGAAACGTCCCCACCGTTTACTTTGTTTTTGTAAACCTCACCAGCATAGAGCACTGATACAGCGTTCTCGATTGTCAAGTCTACATCATAGAGGACAATCCCCTCTGGTGCTGTTTTGTTTTCCACAACGGCTTTTGTGCGATCATCAAAAATTGAGCCATCTTTACCAGCAACCAAAGTACCTGCTTTGATGTATTTCTTACCATCTACCAATACGCCATCATAAGTTTTGTCTACTGTTGCCGCTACTGCCTTGTAAGGCAATGAGCGAACGATGTTTGAAGTGTCAAAGATTTTAGTTGTTGACATTTAAAGTTTTCCTTTCTGTTTTAGATAAAACGAGCAGCCGTAACGCTCGTAGACTTAGCAAGTTGAGCCCCAAAATTGTCCGTTTGAGTATCACCAATGCTTGCAGCTTTAGGCGAGTTTTGGCGGATAGTAGCTTTGACTTGATTAGCAACGGCATCGTTGAAGACTTTCTCAAACGTACCGACCATTTTAAGAGCCTCAGCGGCATTCTCAGCATGGCTAAACATATTAGCCAATTCGACTGGTAAACCTTTAGAAACAAGATCTTCTTTAACTGCCATATTCAATTTTTCAAATTCAAATTGTGCTACTTGCTTTTCAAATTCTGCTTTTTGGTCTTCAAACTCCTTGCTCGCACGCTCAGCAGCAGATAATTTTGAATAGTCTTGTTCTTTTTGCAATGCTTTGGCGATAGCTTCATTCACTCGTGTTTCTTCGCCCTTTTTTTGATTCTTCAAAGCAGTTTGGACTGCCTTGTTAACAATACTATCCAGTTCTGACTGTGATTGCGGCGCTTGGAAGTCGCTCGGTTGATTGTTATCAACGTCATGGCTTACTTCTGTAGTTTCGACCGTCTCGACTGTTGTGTTATCTGTTTCCATTTTGTTCTCCTATCTAGTCTCATAAAAAATGCACCTTCCAAGCCACGATAAGGCTAGCTACGCCCTATCTAGTCATGTTCGGTGCATTTATCTATAAGCCACGGTAGTAATGTTTATTTAGGGCTTAAAATAGCCCTATGCACCATTAGAGGCTCGCCCCCTACGGTTTCTTGAAAACATGGTGCACTATTCCACCTCAGCTACTGCACATCGGCAGTAAGGGTGAATAGGCGGCGCATTCTTTCCGATTTCCATATCAGCGATTCTGACAGGATTCTTTTCCGTCTCCTCACCGATACCTTTGCAAATCGAACACGCTCGACTTTCTGGCATGAGTTTGAAATACTCAAAGCCATTTTCTTTCATGATGTCTTGCTGTGCTAACGTCTGGACTCTAGCATGTTCCGTAATACCCAAGCGTTCTGCATTGGCGCGTGATACATCCATGTGTTTTTTGATACGCCTTGCAATCGTCAAGCCGTTGTCACCACGAATTAAAGCCCTTGTTACCTCAGTCCTAACTAACTGTCTTAACTGCTCATTTCTGCCCCAGATACGCTCTGACCATTTAGCCCCCTCGAAGTTAGCGTTAACTGCCGTTTCCATTGCATGAGCTAAGATATTACCCTTTAGCACGCTCTGATCTAACAAGCTACCTCTTGCCATCTCTGCTTTGTAAGCGGTGTTTAGATACTCACGTATAAGCTTTTCTTCACCTTCAGCAAGCGACATCAATTCAAGCTCTAACTGTTGGATAAGTAGCTCACGCCTACCTACTGACATCGAGAAGTTGTAATTTCTCAACTCCTCGTTAGCCGTAGCACTGAAATTTTTCTCAACAACATAGCGTCTAGCTTTGCTCTCAAAACCTTTAATATCGAATTCGTTAGCTCGTTTCTTAGCGTCTTCAACAGCTAGCCCATTCTTTTCAGCGAAATTCTGGATATAAGCATCCAACTCTTTGCGCAGCTGACCTAATTCCATGCGGTATAGGTCTTCGAGTTCTTTTTTAAACTCTTTTTCCGTCTTTTTGTCAGCTCGCTCTCTCTCACGTTGGGCACGCTCTGACCAATATGTCATACATCAACCCTCGCAGAATCGTCTGTATAGTTGCCTATGTGATTATTAAAATCGCTAGAATATCCCTTAATATCGATTTCAGACACCTCTCTGTTCATTCTGTCGAGTTCCTCGACTGGACTTTCGACCAAACCAGACAAGCTCAAGGCTGTTTCTTGTGATACTTGACCACCTAAACCAGCCAATACTTCAACTTGTTCAGCAAGCGAACGAGGTAGGTTAGGCGTGAAGATGATATTCAAGAGACTTTCGTCAAAATCCTTAAATTCGTTAACCAACGAGCCAATGCGAGCAGCAAGACGATAGCGGCGTTTCAATCCTTTTGTGAATTGAGATTGCGTGTCGATTCTGTCTTGATCTAACCCAAATAATTTGTATTTTAATGCCTCACCAGACGTATTTCCGCTGAAATTAGTGTCTGACATATCGGGTGTGTTGGTAAATACATGGATATCCTTGTTTAAGCGTGTCTTATATGCTTCAACACCAGTCACGTCGTAAGCCTTCGTGAGGTATTCAGCTTTAACCGCACCCTCTTTGCCATCCGCCGATTTAGGCGGTTTAAGCTGCATTAAACGAGTACGCTTCATATCGCTAGCCTTCATACCTTGAGGCAAGGCAAGGTCCCCGTAAATAGCAAGGATAGCGTCAGCCATATCACTCATGTGATTCGCTGTGTCGGATTCTGCACTGTCGTACAAGTCAATGAGATAAAGCTCAGTCTCATAATCACCGATACCATCTACGTTGTTTAGAAATTCTGTAATCGGTACAGTACCGAATGCGTGAGCTGTCACCGAGATTTCACTGAAACTATCTGACACGTCAAGCGTATAGATATATTCAGCTGTGTAAACTTCCACAACCTCTTTAGCGCTCTCAAGAGACCCACGCTTGTAATATCTAACGGCTGCGATTGAGTTATCTTCCAGTGAGTTGTCGTAAATCACAAACGTATCTAGCGGATTAAGGCGTTTGATGCGTGTTTCATCGTACTCACTTCGATAGATAAGCTCGTAAGCCCTACCGGTTTGCGACAAGTCTCTGATAAGCGTTCTATTATGTGTGTCGATATCGTTGATTCGACCAATGCGTTTAATTGCTTCATCGTTTTGCGAGTGATCGTTGTTATCATCGTATTCGACACGGATAGGATTGCCGGCTAAATAGCCCGTTTTAAACTTGCTAATCATACGGCCGTAGTTGTGTACGGCTCGTTTGTCCGCCATTTCCTTATCCTTACGACGCCCAGATTTAAGAACGTCGTGGTTTTCACCTCTTGCATAGTCCATAAGCTCTTGAATGCGTGGAGCTTGTCTCAATTTGTGGTGATTGATGAAGTGTTTCAGCAATTCCCAATTACCAGCCATGAGTTCTTCAAGGCTATCAGCACGATAGCGAATGCGAGACCCTCGATGGAAACGCAAGTTTAAAACTCTGTCTTGACCGGTGCTATCTGTAAATAGTGTTCGTTCCATCATTCCTCCTAACTAAACATATTTAGCAAGTCATCATAACTTGCTCTTTCTGTGCTACCGATGACGAAATCAGAATATATAGCGTATCTCACACTATCCAGCACGTCATCAAATTCTTTTAACGGTTCATCTTTCGTGCTGTTTTCTTTCCAACGGTACTGGAATATTTCATCAAAAAAACGAGGTACAAAGCCTCGTTTAACGTATAATCTGTGTTCTTTAAACATTTTAGCGATAAGCTCGATACCGGCTATCACCGACTTGTTAGCGTTGCTGATGTCAAACCCCTCGTTCTCAAACCTTGCTACGTGCTCTGGGCGGGCGCTATCAGCATAGAATGGCATGTTACCGTAGATGTCAGTTAGTTTCCTAGCTTGCTCTACCCACCAATCTATCTCTTTGAATTGCGCTGCTACGCCATCGACAAGGTAAAAGTTGTTATCTACACCTTCACCGACTACCACGATAGAACCGTAGTGAGTATACCCCCAGTCAATGCCACCAAAATAACGTTTCATGTCTGGCAATTCATCAACTACGTGTATCTTGCTATCGTAATCAGCGTAGATGGCGCCCTCCGCCACACTCCAAAGCCCTAAGATATCTCTATCGTAAAATTTCCCCTTTGGCGTTGCTGCCTTGATAGAGTCAATGTAGCGTTTCGATAAGAAAGTGTTATCATCGAGCTTGAAGCTAAAATCAATAATCTTGCCATCGTTCTTGCCAATGTAGTCTCGATTAAGCCAATGATTCGGATTGTCTGGGTTACTATCCCAAACGACACGGGCACCCTCACCAGAACAGCGTGAGATAATTTCTTTAAAAACAATCTCATTCGCTAGTGACGCCTCGTTGACGTAAGCCCCAAAAGCCGTGAAACCACGGGCACGCTTAAGCCCAGATATAGAGCCAGTGTAGACTTGCACAACCTTTACACCACAAAAAACGAAAGAGCCATGTTTATCATATTTAGGCTCGAAACCGTATTTATTATAAAGTTCTTGCAACACGTTATTTTGTATCGACGTTGACGATGTACCCGCTAAGATGTAAATAGGTTCATCCACTCCTAGACGGTCAGCAATCTTCCTAACACGGCTCAACTCGGTTACAAACGTATCATTATTGACTACTGTCTTACCTGCACGTTTAGCACCGTGGAGTCCACATATAAACCAATCATGATTCCAGATATAGTGCAACACATCTAACTGCCGTTTGGTATAGAGCTTACTCAAGTCCATTGCTTACCGCTCCTTTGATGATATCGAGGAAACCAGCAATTTTCTCATCTTGTCCCTCATCACCACCGATTTGTGACTTAAGCTTCTCAATCTCAAGTTGCAATTTCTCGGCTTGTTTAGCGGTTGGATAACGTTTCAAGATTTCAGTAATCGCTTTGATAACCGTGTTGTTATCAGCCTTCTTCATCAACCTTTCAACTTCACCAGTCAGCGGATTCATCATCAAGACTTCTTCGTCTCGTTTTCCTCTAGCAATGTCGGATAGAATGGACAAGGCTTCTTTTGCATCCATGATATTCTCATCGTGCATTTTCTCAACTTCGGCTTGGATAAAGCGTTTTATTTCAGCTTTTTTCAGCAATTTCTCAGCTTGTGCGCCCGATGTTCTCGGACTATATCCTGCGTTAATTGCTGCCTGCGTTCCATTGCCCAACTTGATATACTCGCTGGCAAATAATTTCTGTCGTTGATTTAGCCCAATATGTCCACCTCCTTCATCGCTAGATTTTTGTGCATAAAAAAGACAACCCACAAAATGAGTTGTCTCCGTTTTTCTTCGATAATATAATAATACCACTTTGAACACTTGTAAGATACCGTGCTTTATCCGTCAAAATACCGAAATCTCAACGTTCTACAACTAATTGACCATTTCTGTACAATTCTGCAAAAGCTAGGATAGCATTATTTAGTAATTCTTGAAAAGCCGTCCTCTCAAAACCGATTGCTTGGGCGATTTGCCAGTTTGGTTTAGGTGGATAAGCTAGATATTTCTCTATCAGTATTCTGCGATAGTCTGGACGATATAGCCCGCTAACTGCTTGTTCTATGGCTTCTAGCTCGTTCATAGCATCGACACGCCTAACTGCGATATTTTCCACTGGTCTGCTCACTCCGCTGCCACCTCTGGGCATGAACGTGAACTCTTGTGTAATCTTCTGCTCAGCGCTATCGTGTGCTATCTCTCGCCATCTTGGATATTCTCGAAGTTTTCGCTTGCAACCTCTGATAGTTGCTTTCTCATCAATTTCCGGCAATAGCATTGTTCTATCCTCTTTGGTATAATAGTAGTGTTGACTTTCAAAGAGTGCCGGCCATCGTGTCGGTCTTTTTTATTTTAGCCCAAAGACATTAAGAGATTTATGAAAAGATTGATGTATTTGTTCTGGGCCTTTTATCGCCTCCTTTCTAGCCAAGACACCAGCAAGGTCTTTGGCTTTTTTTAGTAATGCGACATCGATAAGAAAGAGGGTTTTTCACATCCTTTTTTCTTAAATTTGCTGGGTTTGTTTTGAGCAAGGTCTGTCAGCTTGCTCGTGTCGA